AAAGATATTTTAAATTACGAGGATTTATTTAATTCATATCAATCACCAATAAAAATTGATGGTTTTGAATTTGGTTCTATGAGAGATATTAAAATAGAAGTAGTTCCTGCAAAAGAATTAAAAAATAAAACAGCGGCAAGTTATAATCCGTACACGGATACAATTAGAATATCTTCAAATACTTCAGATAATATATTAACCGATGTAATGCACGAAGTTCAACACGCAGTTCAGTTTAGAGAGGGTTTTGATTCTGGATCAAGTGTAGCTGCTGAAATAAAAAAAATATCTCCTGATGTATTTAATAGCAAAAATCAAATCGTAGGAGGCTATAGACACGATAGCACATTACTAAAAAGAAAACAGAGAAACGAATTAAATGAATTATTTAATAATTTTAATGACACAACTAAAGATATTTTAAGTAATACTTATTTTTTAAATTTTAAAAATTTAACAGGTGAGGCTAAAACTTTATTAAAACAAAAATATAAAAATTTAGATGAACAAGAATTAGGCTTTCTTGCAGACGCAATATCATCTGATCCAAAAGAAAAAATAAAACAATTAAAAACAGGTATAGAGGATATGACAACTACTCTAGCCAAAAGAGAAAAAGAAAGTTATTTAAAATATGGTGATTTATTTTTAAAAGTTGACCCTATAGAAGATATGGGTAAGTTTAGTTTCAGCGATGCTAATATAATAAATCTATTAGCTGATTTTAAACCTTTTAAAGAATACATGAAAAAAAGAATAGACAATTTAGTAGAAGAAGAAAAGTTAAGTAAAATATATGATAAGGCTGAGACAGCATACTACGGAAAGGCTGGAGAGGTAGAAGCTAGATTTGCAGAGACTAGAAAGAACTTTGTTAATCTTATACCTGAAGAAGAACAATTTTACAAATCAGTAGGAACTAATATTCCGTTAGACACAAGAGCTAGAAGAATAGATACTATGGCAAAAGAGGGCAAATAATATGACTGAAGTAATGGACATGTCAAAACTAATAGCTGCGGCTAAAGAGAAGGGTCTTAGCGAAGAAGAGTTTAGAGCTTTATTACCTTTGATGATTGAAGCTCAAGATTTAATAAATAAAGATAGAATGAAAAAAGCCAAAGGTGGAGACATAGGACAACAAATGGAGATGTTTCAAGATGGTGGTCTTAAAGATGAAGGTAATACAGTAGACCCTGTATCAGGCAATGATGTACCTCCGGGAGCTACGCAAGAAGAAGTAAGAGACGATATACCAGCACAATTAAGTGAAGGGGAGTTTGTATTTCCAGCAGATGTGGTAAGATATATTGGTTTAGAGAAGTTAATGACTATGAGACAAGAAGCAAAGATGGGTCTCAAGATGATGGATAAGATGGGTCAGATGGGTAATTCAGAAGAAGCAACCATGCCTGATGATATGCCATTTAGTATAATAGACATTGAAATAGCTGAAGATGATGACGAAGAAGAAGATAAAGATAAAACAATAAAAGCTAATACTGGAACTTATGTACCACCTGCAATAGCAGAACCTGCTCAGTCATTTAGATATACTCCAACAACAAATCAACCAAAAGAAGAAGGAAGGGCAACCTTTGCTAGTTTAATGGGAGATGTAGGAGGACCTGATGAATATAGAACATTTATAAATGATCAAGGAGTAGAGATACAAGTTCCATATAAGAACGATGAGTTATTTACTGGATTTACTGTTCCTGAAGGATTTTACCCAAAGACAGAAGAAGTTAAATCTGAAAGAGTTACAAGTACAAAAGTAGATACAGCAAAAGTAGACCCCGAAGTTTCTGACGGTGGTGATGACGGAGATGATTTTGCTACATTGGGTGGAGCAAGGGTAGATGTAGGAGGTAGAGAGTTCGCTTTAGGTTATAATTTTGATGGTTCTATTACACTAACTGATCCAAAGACAAAAGAATTTCAAACATATGCTAAAGACAATCCAATAACGCAAGACATTAAAGCTATAACAACTAATCAAATAGTTGAACTAGGTAGAGTGTTGCCTGCAGGAATGACAACAACTGCAATAAATAGAGGATTACAAAAAATTGGAATTAATGTACCGGGAAATACTAAACTAGATGATATTAAACAAAAGGCTAAAGATGCTAAAAACAGATTAGATAATACTTTTTCTTTAGTTGGCACAGACCCAAGTTCAATAGTAGGAAAAGACATGAAAGGTATACAAGATGCCTTAGAAAAAGGTAAGGGGGTTGATGTATCTAAAATGCAACAACTAGCCAACCTTTCTGATTCTGTTTCTGATGATAGAGATGAAAGAATGAGTCAAATGGAAGATGCGTTTACAGCTACGACACCTGCAGGAGTGGCAGAGTCTGACCAACCTGACTTTACTTCCACAGATTCATCTGATTCAGGAACGTATTCTGAACCCGGCACAGTGGGAGCTAGTGCAGGCTCTTTTGGTGGCATAGGAGATTTTAAAAAAGGTGGACTTGCAAAGAAAAAGAAAAAGACTAAAGTTAAGAAAAAGAAGCGAAGTGGATTAGCTTCTAAAAAATAATCTACATATGTACTAGCTACTTATCCCCCGAGTGATGGCTACGATAACCCTAGGAGTAAAAATGGCAGAGCAAGCTAAAGAAATGGTGAAAGAGGCTACACCAACAAAAAAAGCATTTATGAGTAGACCTTATTCTCAAGACGAGAGATTAAAGAAAGATGAAGCAGAATTAGAACAGCTTCTCAAAGAGCAAAAAGGTGAACAAGAAGCACCTACTGAAGAGGTCAAGGAAGAAGAGCCTACAAGTGCCGAAGAGAAAACGTTTAAAAAACGTTATGGCGATTTAAGAAGGCACACTCAAGAAAAAGAAAAAGACTTTCAAAAGCAAATAGACGAACTGAAAAGTCAGTTGTCTCAAGCTACCACAAAGGAAATGAAGTTACCCAAGTCTGATGAAGACATAGATGCATGGGCAAAAGAGTATCCTGATGTAGCTAAGATTGTTGAAACAATAGCTATGAAGAAAGCTAGAGAACAATCAGAAGATTTAGAGAAGAAACTTAAAGAAATAAATGAGTTCAATCAAAGCACTAAAAAAGAAAAGGCAGAGGTTGAACTAATGAGAATACATCCTGACTTTGATCAAATCAGAGAAAGTGATGATTTCCATAATTGGGCAGAAGAACAGCCGAAATGGGTGCAAAACGCTTTGTATGAAAATCAAGAAGATGCAAAGTCAGCGGCAAGAGCAATAGACCTATATAAAGTAGATAGAGGTATAACTGCTAATAAAGCATCTAATAACGATAAAGAGGCTGCAACTCAAGTAAAGACAAAAGCATCAAAGACTAATCCTACAGTTGATGGTACAAAGAAGATAAAAGAATCTGATGTGCAAAAAATGTCAGCTAATGAGTATGAGAAAAAATCTGATGTAATTATGGAAGCAATACGGTCTGGCAACTTTATATATGACGTATCAGGTTCAGCTAGATAATGTATTGACAAAACAGTATTTATAGGTATAACTATATACATATCTATAAGTGTGACCCCTCTTTTGAGGATACTCACACATTTTACCGACTTTAAAGACCACCCACTTATGTGAGCCTACACATGGTTAGCTACCATACGTACAACCTCAAACATGAATGGTCCTTATAAAGTATATTTGACTAAAATAGTACACCTTCTGTGTGCATTTGTGAAATGTTATAAAGGAGAATAAAATGGCATTTTCAACAGCAGCAGGTTATGGTAATCTACCTAACGGTAATTTTAGTCCTATTATTTACAGCAAACAGGTGCAACTTGCATTCCGTAAGTCATCTATTGTTGAAGCAATTACTAACTCCGATTATTTCGGTGAAATTGCTAATATGGGCGATTCTGTTAAGGTTATCAAAGAACCTGAAATTACCGTCAAGTCTTATGCTAGAGGTACAACTATTACACCTCAAGACCTTGACGATGAGGAGTTCTCATTAACTATTGATAAAGCTAACTACTTTGCTTTCAAGGTTGATGATATTGAAGAAGCTCACTCTCACGTAAACTTTTCTTCACTAGCAAGTGACAGAGCAGCTTACAGACTATCTGACAATTTTGACCAAGAAGTTCTTGGCTATATGTCAGGTTTTAAGCAATCAGCTATACATAGTGTAGCAGACACTGTGAATACTACCGTTAATGGTGTAAAAGCAGTATCAACTGCATCTAGTGGTGCTAACTTAGTAGGTGCTGAATTATTAGCATCTATGTCATTAGACGCATCAGACTTTACAGCAGAAAATGGAACTGCAGGTTCTGCCAATAACTCTATCGGTATTAAGCCAAGAGTTCCGGGTCAGACAACTGCAACCATGCACGCTAGTACTGGTGGTTTAGCAAGTCCACTGCAAATTATTGCACGTATGGCTAGACTATTGGATCAACAGAATGTTGACACCCAAGGTCGTTGGTTAGTAATAGACCCTGTAATGATTGAAGTATTGAAGGATGAAGATTCAAGATTATTGAACTCAGACTTTGGTGGTTCAGGACTACAGAATGGTCTTGTGATAAATAACCTACACGGTTTTCAAATTTATCAATCTAACAACCTACCTTCATTAGGAACAGGTCCTTCTACAACAGGTGGTCCTAACACTTCTAATTTAGGTATCATTGTTGCTGGACACAGTTCAGCAGTAGCTACTGCAGAGCAGATCAACAAAACAGAGTCTTACAGAGACCCTGATTCATTTGCTGACATTGTTCGTGGTATGCATTTGTATGGCAGAAAGATTCTCAGACCTGAGGCAATCGTTACTGCTGCTTATAACTTAGCGTAAGGGAGGTCTAAATGGCTGCAACAACAACATTGTTGGCAACAACCAATACTAATCACGGACCTAGTTACGGTAGAACTTCTAGGGTAAAACCTTATCTAGTAGAGCAAACTATTGACTTTTCTAATCAAAATATTGATGCCAATGGAAGTACAATAGAGTGCTGTGCAATCCCTGCCGATCATTTAATTATGTATGCAGATGTTCAAGTAGAAACTGCTTTAACTAATGATCAGACCGATGCTACTATAGATATGGGTTTAGCAGGTGGCGATGCCGATTACTGGGTAGACGGGTTTGATATTGACGGTGCTTCTGCAGGAGCATACGCAGGAGTGGATACTGCAACAGCAGGTGTTCCTCTTTTAGTAACTGCAGATGGTTCGTTAAAATTAACTTTTGCGGGAACAGGTAGCACAATTAGTGCTGGTGTAATCCGTGTCTTCGCAGTATGTATGCCTATTGAGGGCAATCTCTTTAAGGCAACAGACGTAGATCGTGACACTTTAGCATAACTTATTTTTTATAAGTATATGTATGCGTTCAGAG